TTCATAGAATGCGTGAAAGTTGAAGAAGGTACTGTCGTATCCTGTGCTGTATCGTGCTGGATGTAAGCAGAGCCATCCCACAGATTAACTTTCCAGCGATCTAGGCAATATTCTTCCGCTGTTGAATTGCTAACATCTGATCGTTGCTGAATCCTCATATCGCCGTTAATTATCAAATTACGATGCGGCATCCCGTCGATGGCAATGCCGCCTGTTCCCTGATTGGATATAGCCAGATTTCCATTTGTCGTGGCGGCTTGAATGGTGTCGGCTTTTAATGTTGACATTTTATAGCACCTTAAATGTTGAGCCGCTGGCGAGGGTTAAAGTTACTCCGCTGGCTATAGCAAACGGGCCTGTGCAACTACCGTTATCGGTGGCAACCATAGTTTGGCTGGTATCTAAGGTCTGTTGGTTGACCCTTATAATGTCCCCAGAATCGCCTACAGACGATCCAGAGGCACCCTCACCAAGGAAGGCTCCACCGCCGCCGCCACCTGGGGCAGTGCCAGCTAGGCTCCAGCCGGTCATACGGTAATCACCTGATGCATATTCAACGAACTCTAGTTCATCCCCCGCCTCAGTTGTGAAGTTCGTTGCACCGGCAAGGATCAGGTCAGTTGAATGATGTGTCAGCGTAACAACGCCGTCGAAATGCAATTTGATAAGCGTTCCTGGGCCACCCGTCGTGTTGATACTCGTTATCGTGGTCGTTCCAGTGACATCGAAGTAGTTACCATCTGTCAACACAGCGAGTGCAGTGGCAGACGCTACGTCGGCACCCTTAGACCATTGGATTTGCGCCCCGTTGCAATCGAGATCACCGCCCAATTGTGGGCTGGTATCATCGACTAAATCAGCAGCCACGGGAGAATCCCCACTATTAGGGAATGGCATAAACAGGAAGGTGCTGGTCGATAGGGCGTAGACGAGAGCAAGGTCGTTTGCCGCCGCCTGATAATTGGTGTTTCCTGCTACAGTGATCGTGGCGGAATCTACGACAGATGCGGCGGCATCGAAGATTACCCACATGGAATCGCCAGCACTTTTTGGAGTACCGAAATCTGTGATGGCGTTGGTGCCAGTGATGTGGACAGTATTTCCGTCGAAATTAGCCCATATGTCTGTATCACCAGCAACAGATGCAATGGCAGCGCCCTGCGAATGACTTATAAATTTGGAGTTCGCGTCGAGGAAGCCGCCGAGTTGCGGGGTTGTATCCGCGACAACACTCGCCATGCCGCCGCCATCATCACCGGAGAAAGCGATCATCAAGCCAACGACATCAGTATCAGAGAAAGTACCGACCTCAACCAATCCAGTTACGGCGACCTTGGAATAGGTCGAGGCAGATACAACGGCCCCATTCACCTTGAACACCTTCATAGCCGTGCTGGCGGAGCCTGCCTTGGTTATGTAAATGTAAGCAGAATTAGTGGCTGTCGGGTCGTCTAAGGTATCAATAAAGGCATTGATGCTAACAGAGTTATTGTCCACATCATCAATGAAAAGCTGGGTAATACTAGCGAAAGTACCATGATTAGCTTTAATGGTCCCAACACCCTCGTCGTCGTCATCAATAGCGGTATCCCAAGTCATCTGAATACCAGGAGCGGGGGTTAAACTAGCAACATAGGCACGGATGCTTTGTTGGGTGGCGAGTTGAGTGTCGCTATTCGTCGCCATCGAGTCTTCATCGAGAATACCAGTGACAGTAGCTCCTGTCGCAAGTTGTAGGCTAGTTGTGAAATGAGCCAGCGTGCCGTCAACAGTAGTAAACGCACCAGCCGCCGTGGCCGCGCCGCCGATAGCCGTACCATCAATCGTGCCGCCATTGATGTCGATGGTCGTTACTGCGCCAAGATCAGAAGAAGTTCCTGAAAAAGTCGCACCCGCCGCTGTGATCTGGGCGTCAGTCAGAGTAAGATTACCCGCTGTCGATCCCGTATCTGACGTAGTAGCAAAGGCAACTTTATCGGCGCTTTCATCCCAACCAATAAAGATATTTGCATCATCACCACGTTCTATGATGATACCACTATCATTAACGGCGCTGCCGGTAGCCCCGTTAGCCAACTCAATTAACAAATCACTCAGAACAAGATTTGTCGTATCTAAGGTAGTAGTCGTACCATTAACCGTAAGATTTCCACTGATAGTTACATCATCTGTTACAGCAATGGCATCAACCCAAAGATTCGCCCATCTGACACTCGTCGTACCAAGATCATCAGTACTATCAGTATCACTTACTACATTGCCACCCATCGTAAGAACGCCGGTAACCGTTGCAGAAGTGCCGACATAGAGTTTTTTGGCTATACCGAGACCACCGTCCGTATGAACAGAACCAGACGTACCGCTAGTGGTATCCGTAGTGTCGTCGATAGAAACAATACCACTGGTCGTAAGCGTTGAGAACGAACCTGCTGCCGGGGTTACCGAACCGATAATCCCGTCATAGAGCGTAGAGACCAACGCCCCCGTATTGGAATTGAATGTTAAGTTAGTCCCAGTCTTTGTCGTTTGGGCACCTGTAGCCGCAGTCACAAATAATGGGAAACAACTAGTATCAGTGCTTTCATCAGTCGGAGCGACATACCCATCCGCTTCAGTTATCCCTGCGGCTGTAAGACGAAGTTCTATACGATCTCCAGCAACGAAAGCTCGGCCCGTAGTACCCTCTTGCTCACGAACAATGGTAAGCGTGTCGGTTGAACGCGCTGTGCACTTAACAATCTCAAGATTATTGGAAGTGTCAATCAGCGTAGCGTAGAAATAATCACCCCCTGTCGGATTAGGAAATAACGCGCCCTCGCTACCTGTAACAGCCATAGAAGTATCGACATCACTGATCCCACTAGCCAGTAGACTGAAGGCGTTATTTGTGAATAAAGCTTGTGCCATGAACTATCTCCTTAAGCCCATATGGGGGACCGGACTGTCAATGTTGCACGCCCAGCGCCAATATTAGCACGAGCCCTACGTTCTGCTACCTTAAATGTAAACTGCTTCGCATGATACGCAGCCAATTCTGTATCGCTCCAAGTTGTTTCGGGCATCGTTAAAAGACCCTGTAGCGCCCCATGAATAATCACAGTCTCTAGGTCATCCATCACCGTACCTTCCATACCTGTAGAACTGCGAAGGGGCTTCTGGGCTACAAACATCTCGATAGTGTCAGTACCATTATCAGGAACTAAAGCCACATGAAATGTATCGGGGTTGTTCTGAAATATGTACTGGGGCGTCGTACGCTCAGCCGCTACGCTAGATGGATACTTGGGATACAGCCGGTGTATATCCTCCAACGTCTTGACAGGTAAATCGTTTCCATTAATCGACGACGTAAGAATAGTATGGACTTCCGCACCCGACTCGGGGACAAAGGCATATTCATACGTTCCAGCCACCATAGTAATCGTCGCGTGTTTATAACGCCATGCACTAGTGCGTTCGCAAGCTTCAATAGCCGCATCACGAAGATGGGTAACGAGAACAGGTTGTGGAGCACCAGGTGCATAAGCAGCGATACGATTAACCAAAGTGGTATATAATGCAGTAGCCATTAAACGACCTCTACCTTAAGCGGGTCTTGCCCAGCATCTTCAGTATCCGTCACCGGTAATGATCCTTTAGTTACACCAAGCATCTCTGTATAAGAATCCTTGAAGAGTTTAGCACGCCCGCTTGTCACATGTTCATTATCAACAGACTCAAGTAGGAATACCATAATATCTACCACGATAGGGAAATATGCATCCGGAAGGAGTGTAACCGCCGTTGTACCGTCATAAGTCGTAGGAACCTGCGAATATTCAATATCAAGCGTCTGTGCCGCAGGGGCTTGTGGGTAGATAAAAAATTTATTTGGGTTGCGAACATGACGCATCCAGTTAACAGCCGCAGCCGCAGTATCATTCGGCCATGTCGGAAGAGTCTGGTCGAGAGTCTCACGGTTAGCTTCAACCAACCCCACACCACTGCCGTTAATAGACAGAACTTCAATAATCCGTAGAGAATCAGATGGGGCTGATTGAAGAACTTCCCCTGCTGTACAGGCTACCGTACCTGTAAAAGCAAAGAGATCAGGACGCAGAAGCTGTATCCGCTTCAATGCTTGGTTGCCCATACCAAGCATAAAGGCATCGCTATACCTATACGTCGCGGTCTCATCTTGGACAATACGACGTACGTCAACAATTACGTCGTCGAGAATCATTTTTTCTTGCCTATGCCCCTGGAAGCATCAGCAGCCAAAGCAGCCTTAGTTTTCTTTTTAGGCTTGGCTTTTACTACTTCTTTCGGATCAGTAGACAAGTCAAGCTCGGACTTACGAGCCTTCTGCTTCTTCGTCAAAAAACGTTCTGGAAAGGCTTCCTCTTCCGTAACTTCTTCCATGTTGACGTTCTTGGCGAGGTTGTCGGTATGATAGAAAACTTGCCCATCAGTCTTGTGCCTCAGCCAACGCCCGGGGTTACCCATGTTGGGTTTGTGGGCCATATCGACCTCCTATAAAAATGAAGGGAGGGGGGCCGAAGCCCCCCAACCAACGAGATTACGAGCAGTCGATGCAAACAGCCCAAACACGCATCACAGAAGCGTCCTGCGGTGCAGTGAGGAACAGCATATCGATTGTGTCGGCAGAGCTGTAATACTTGCCGTTACCGAGCGCCGGTTCAAAGACGTTCGGAGTACCTTCAACGAGAGTGTTGTTGGTAGAGCAAGCGGAACCAACCGCGTTACAATCATGACCATTGATCCAGCCGTCAACGTCGCCACCGGTTTCCCCGATGTCAACAGTAGAGGCCGTACCATCAGCCGTGGTAACGTCAATACCGACAGCCATGACAAGCGTCTTGGCCGGAATATTGAGTACCTGCAACGTATCTGACGTTGCAAAAGCCGTGTCCCCATCAGTCACACGCTGAGCGGTGATGGCGACAAAATCAAGGTCCACCACCATTTTGTACATCTTGATGGGGGTTTCGTGATGGGCAGCACTCGTACCCACATTGACCTTGCTGGCCGACAAGTTGGCAATTGTATAAGCAGCCATAATTTAGGTTCCTTCCGCTTATGCGATTGTGATGATACCGGCGGTCAGCGCGGTGTCTTTTACGACTTTGTAGCCGTACACCTGCAAACCACGGATGATATCGCCAAAGGTGGATTCAGACCGGAGAGTCTCCATATTGGTCATCTGCGAAGCGAAAGTCAGCCCCTTCTTATGACCAGCAAAAAGAGTAAACTCACCAGCAGCGCCCGTTGCGGACAATGGCAGATTATGGCTCACATAGAGAGTGAACCGGTCAATGACACCAAGCCGACCATTACGCAGCGGCGAAGAACCGTCGCCAGTAATAGATGCATCCTTGAGATCGGACTGTTTGATTAAACCAGCCATCTTAGCAGGAATAATCATCCAGCGATCAGTCTCAGGGACATTAGCTTCGTCGAGGACCGTGCCATGATTAATGATCTCGGCCAAGACGTTCGAGGTCGTAAGAGCATTCGCCGTGCCAGTGACACCAAGGTCAATAGCAAGCGACTGCTCACCAGCCGTGAGACCACGGTTGGTTGATGCGACATCACCAGCGATATTACCGAGTACATCAGTGTCGATGGTAATCTTCATACGCTCGGAAGCGTCCTTAGACCACGCATCCATCATAGCGATGTCTGACTGCACTTGGTCAACATCATCTTCGACAGCGGCGAAGTATTTGCCTTTGTCGATGAGAAGCTGCAGCTTCGGCTTATCGGGGTTCTCGACAGTCAAGGTCTGACCCTTGACGTAATCATTGATCGTCAACTCGGGAGTCGTACGGATATTAACCGTATCACCATAGTTTTTGATCTCACCCTCGTAATCGGTATTGGCAATGAAAGCCAAAACCGTGGCGTCGTAGAAGTTTTCGATCAGCTTTCCAGCCCAGATTTCTGGGATGAAATTGCCAGTGTAGGCCGGATGGCCCGGAGATGTAGCGTATGCCATCTTGTGGCTCCTTTAACTACGCGTTGACAATACGACCTTCTTGCTGCGCAGCAAAAATGTCGCGCTCAATTTTGTCACGCTCCTCCTCGTTGCCCTTAAACTTACCTTCCCGAACGTCCCTATAAAAAGTCGTCAAGTCGTCAGGAGTGTAAGTCCTTTTTGTGTTGCCATGGGGGGTCGCGGAAGTGCGGCCTTTACCCGGGGCAACTTGTTTAGCAAGCTCGGAATTGGAAGCGCTCCGACTAGGTTGAGCTGGTTCCGTACCATTTGCCTGAACCCAAGATGTAAAGAAATTCGCAACCCGATTAGCGTCCATATCGCGTTGGGCACCATCGAGGTACGTCTGACGAGTCATATTGGTGAGAGGATCAATTTCCAGTAACCAAGTTTGGAACTCGGAACTATCGTTAATCTCACGCCAATTAGGCACTGCATCAGATAAAGCAGACCAGAAATTTTGCTCGATACTCTGCGTTTGTTGGTTAGCAATCTGCTCAACACGAGGGACAACTTGCCCCTGTAGCTGCTGAATAGTCGCGTTCAACGAGTCAATCTGCTGTTGATAACCACCGGTTATCTCTTGGCTGACCTTACGCATAATATCAATCGACTCCCCGTACTCCTCAACTTCGTCCTCCGTAAGGAGGGACTTGGGTTGTTCGGGCTCAGGAGTAGGTACGGGGGTAGCCTGCATAGTGGAAATAAGTTCTTCCATCTGTTGCAACCGTCCGCTCAACTCTTGATTCTGCGTAGATAACCGTGCAGTATCAGCGTTGTACATACCCTGAAGAGTCTTCCACCTCTGCTCATAATCATCATCTTGGCCGCCTTCACCCTGCTCAACAGGTTCGGGCTGAGGTGCAACTTCTTCCGCACTGTCGGCTGACACAACTTCTTGTATAGGAGCCGCTTCACCTTCCGGCGACGGGGCTGAGTCCTCTTCGTTGAGGTCCTTATACAAGGCTTGAACCGCCTCAGTCTGCTTCTGAACTTGCTTTGGCACTGCCATCATACGCTCCTATCGGTGTGCGTGGTTAAGGTAGCTTGCCCTTGCGGGCATCTGCTACGATCTCAGGGGCATCATTCAGGAGATCAGTAATCTCCTGTAACACCTGGCATCGCCCCTGCGCGATACCGGTGCTGCCATTTGCATTGGGTAGCCTCTTGAGCTCTGTGTGATACTGCTCATCGAGGAACGCCTTCGCAGCCGGTACATTCTGTGCGATATGAGCAAAAGCCCTTACAACTTCTTCGTCTGGCTTAATCATACCGCTTGTCCTGTATTCTTATTAGAAACCAAATTTAACCCACCAGCCGGGTTCCCGGCTTGGTCAATAGTTTGAGGTTGCCCACCTGTGCGCCCGCCATCAGGCGGCGCTATAGCGGCTTGGGCCTCTTGTTGAGCAGCGCGTTGATTAAAAGCACGCTTCTCACGAGAAGGTACTACTTCATCCACCGGCATCTGTAAACCCTTAGCAACCTCACGAAGGATAGCCGCACGCCCATCCTGGCCGATAATATCCATATCAAATTCATTAGCGGTAGCTTGCAAGAACTCAATACGGCGGGTGTTGACAGTATCCTTTACGGCCAAGTTAATCGCGCCTCTCGGTACGATCTGTGCATCACCCTTAATACTTTCATCCTCAT